GTGCGACGTAATTTCTGCGATTCCCCGGCGAGTTAATTTCTTAGGTTCTTCAATCTCTCCACCATGCAACCGAATCTGTTCTTTCATTTCTTCGGTCATGTCATCGAATATAGCAGCGATCTCGAAATGATTGTGATCAAACCATTCCTTCTGTAATTTGCGACGAGATAACCGACCATATATTTCAACCAACGTTAATGGTTTATTTTCCTTATTGTTTTCTTTACTGTCCTTCTTTGGTCCGCTGCTAATTGAAAAGAAATCGCTCGACAGCTTGTTCCATTTGTTCTGGAATGCTGTCGTCAAACTCCTCTCTAGTGAACCCTTCAATAGTCACCATGTTTAGAATTTCAACCCATTTACTAATCTGTTCTTCACGCCGGCTTTCGTCTTCCAATTGAATTACGCCCTTAGGACGAAGTAACCCATCTCGCCACAATTCCCCGACTTCCTTAATCTGTTTGATTGTGCCCACGCGAAGTTTTTTCTTGATCTCCGGTCCAAATTGATGCTCTGGACCGACACCCATAATTAAATCCATTTGATTATCTTCCAACACGATTCATCCTTCCGCTCATTGTAATAAAACCAAAAGGACAATTTGTCCATTTGAAAAAGGAGGGATTAACCCTCCTTTACTATACAGCGATAATATCAATTACCTTCTCATCCGAACGACCAGCATCTAAAATGGCAAGTTCTAGACTGTTAGCCGTTGCTGTTTTACGTTGCTGATCGATTGCAAACGTTCCGAGCATTTGAGCTTTGTAGATGATAACTACACAATCGAAATACTCATTCAATTCATCATCAAAGGCGCGACCATATGCGACGAACTTATACGGCTTATTCTTCGTCGATGTCTTAATAGATGCGACTTCGGCATTCAAAGATGTGTAGTCGTAGAATACACGAACATCTTTTCCTTTAAGATTATCATCGCCGAATGTTACTACACCGGCAGCAATCGAATATTGATCAGCTGTCGGTTCTTCGGTTACGCGCTCTAGGATCATTCCAGAATTCGTAAGACCTTTTGACACAACAACAATCTTTTCCGAATCAACTACCATAGACAATGCCTTTTTAAGCGTGATTTTCCCATCCGATTTCACAGCTTGCTTTTCAAACGTTGGTACAACTGACGATCCAGTAGAAGCTGTAGCTCCTGTCGCTGCAAGAAGTTGATTGAAATCCAATAGAGCATTTTGCATTGTCACTCCACCTTCTGCATCCTGCTCAGTTAAGTGGAAGGCATACTTACTCGAACCACCATATACACGCGCCTGATTCGCTGGAATCTGAAAATTCAATTGTTGAAGCTTTTCAAATATTCCAACAGGAGCATCAGTTACAAAGTCGAACAATGCAGCTTCTGAAATGTCGTCAACAACCCATTTTTTCATTGAGATTTGACCCATTAGCTTAAAACCTCCCTAAAATAAAAAGTCGCTTAACCAAGCTCGGCTAAACGCTTATCAATCTCTTTGATTCGCTTGTATTCTTCGGTTGATTCATAGTCCTTCACTGGATCAAACGTTTTCCATATCCCGATCTTCTTCGCCAGTTCAATCTTTTCTTTGATCAAACTATCATGCTCGATCTTTTCGGATGCAATCTCTTTATCTTTCTTAACAGACAACCAACATCACCTCAATTCGATCTGACATAATCGACATCGTAGATTGCCTCGTAACCCTTTACGCCTGTAATCCCAGTCGCAAAGTCACTGTCATAGGCTAAATATGACGTGAATGGCTTGAATTCGTTGCTTTCAATTTGTCTGTTGTGAATTAATTTAAAAGACTTTTCAAATAGTTGACGCGACTGATGCGATGTTTTCCCATAGTGATCGATGCAGAATTTTCCTTCATAGACAAGATAGTTACGTCCAAATCGACCAGGTTTGGTATAAATCAGTACCAACGGGGCGCTCGAACCAGATATTGCAGAATCCGGTTCCACACCACGAACGATACGTTTTGTAATTTCCGCAGATGGCAAAGATGGTGTAAGCCCAAGCAAAGCCATGTACTCTACATCTTGTTTCAGCGTATTGTAAATGGCATCAAGTAGTCTCGAACTCATCATCCTTCACCTCATCGGAAATAATATTGATATGGGAATGTTTCTATTACTCGCTGAAATCCTTGAAGGATCCGATTTCGATTTGATTCCAACGCAACACGCATGAAAAATGTAGGCGGCGTAGGTAGAAACTTGCGGTCAATATCCCCACGCTCAGCTAATTCTTCAAGGTCAACACCTGGCATTCGCGAATTTGATATCTTATATGTGCCATCGATCGACTTGTACCTTCCAGCTCGACGGCTAACAACTACTCGATTTGATCGTGATCGATACTCATTCCAATACTCAGAATTCATATAAGCACGTAGTCCAGGGTTCTCGCTTTCTCCTGCCATCAAGGACCCTTTACCAAACTGTTCGAGAAATGCTTGCCAATAATCCGCTGTAACCTCTCCGGTCATCATTTGATTGGCAATAACGGATAATTGCTTCGTCAAATGGTTCCGAACATCAGGATAATAGCGTACATTCGACTTAGCTGTGTTTAGAATAAGATCAGTTAACTCGCTAATTTCCTTCAACAAAGCATTCTGTAAGTCATTACTCGCCTTCTGGTGATCATAACCACTAATGATATCCGTAATCATCGCCTGTCCTCCGAAAGTTGAACATGGTAAAGTTTCGGATACTTCATGTCATCGATCACATCAACTTGATAGGGCCTATCGTTCATGATGATCCGGTCCGGAGAATCAACACCTTCAGGACGGTTGATACTGACTGATGTTTGCATGACAAGAACATACAACGTTGTCGGCAACAATCCGATATCCTCTTGACGTAGACGAGCGCTGACATAACTCGCGAACACCTTCACATCAGATTGAACGGTTACAAATGACGGTTCTCCTAATGGATTATCGTTAACGTCGTACGCTTGTCCCCAACGTTGAACTTCAACCACAGCATTTGTTTTGACCATCGCACAATACTTATCTTTATCAGTTGTTACCCTTAATGATTGAACGAGGAACGAATCGTCAGTTGCAACAATTGATCCGGAAACAACCTTAGATGAAGGGGAGAACGTGCCGTTAAACAAATATTCCCGAAAGAAAACCGACGATGACCGACGATCACGGGAAAGGATAACCTTATCCGGATTCCCATCAACAATACAGTCTATGTGGCGATGAGCGAACTCATAGAACATAAACACACCGCCTCATCATAAGGTAATATCGCCATCCCTAATCGCCTGACCGTAAAGTGGCGACTTTGACCTTGTTGGGCCGGAAACTCCCATTATAGAAAGATCTGAAGTTGGTTGAGTTGATATCGAACCAATGAATTCAAATGCTTCATCAACCAGCCCTATCGATCGTTTACTCCAATCAATAGCTTGGTTTTCAAACGAGAAATCAAAGTCTTTCTTAGACTTTTTGATTCTTGCCGCCATTGAAGGAGCTAGTATAGCGGCTACCATACAAATAGCAGCCGCATATACATAATTCGAATCATCACCAGTTAATGAATCATAATCTGGAACAGATTCGATAACCCTTGCTTCAGCAATCGGCAAAACGGATACCGCGTCGATTGAAGTGTCGGATATGATATCTTCGGTCACACCCAGACGATCACGAATCTCATCATGGTAGGTGTCACTTGTTAATATCTTATTGGGCACTGTTACCACCGCCATCTGCATTTTCAGCAGCCTTTATCGCGGCGGTCAGTTCGTCTTTATTCATTTTTTCAAAATCCGGAATTTTCAAGTCGGCGGCTTTGGAATGGAGTTGGTTCAACTCATCCAACGCGCGTGTTTCTTCACCAGCTTTGAAGATGGCCGTTTTCAATTCTTCGGCGGACATCTTGCCGTAACCATCGATTTTCAATTCTTTTGCATGCGCTTTAAGTTCTTTCAGTTCCAATTCTGCTTCAACTTCTTGGATCGCCGCCGTAAGTTGCTCGTTATCCATTTTATCAGCCTTTGGTACCTTCAGTTCTTTTGCACGGGCAAGAAGCGTTTCATCGACATCCGGCTTCGAATTTATGAGTTCCGCTACTATTTGGCCTGTCGCTGCGTTTCGGACTTCATCTTTCGCGATTCTGACCAAGCTAGGGGGAGCATCATTTACGATGTCCCCCTCGTTGAATTCGCCGTAAGAGCCACTCAGAATTTTAACTGTATTCATTGATTATCCTCCTTAAGCTGCCACAGTAGCGAACACATGCCAGTTTACATGTTTCAATCTCGGTAGCACGATAGCGCCATTGATGACGTTCCATTGAACAGGATCGCCTGCGATTTCTTTTGCTAATGCGAATTTACCAGGTTGACCTTTAAAGATATCTTCGTAGTTGTCAGGAGATGTTACGAGATCCATCAGATTGCCCGTCATGCCTTCACCGACAATGATAATAGCATTATCCGGGATGAACGGATTGAACGTTCCGGCATCATCGATATATCCGCCTTCGTATACTTCATACTGCAAACCGTTTAATTGTTGACCTAATACGAAAGCCAGTGAATCGGCTGACAGAACGTCACGGCCATAGTTATTTTTCAACAAGTCGCGAACCTTGGCGTTTTGTTTCAAAAGATTGTCAACTTTCTTGTTAGCGAGAATTTTCACAGCTCTTGCACCGGTGCCGCGGAACTTTAGAATCCAATCGTCAATATCCTTGATTGGATCGGAGGTTGCAGTGTCGCTCCACAGAGTGGAAGCTGTCGGTTTGTTTCCAGAAGGAACGCCATAGTCGATTGTATATGCTGGTTTGTTCTTCGTTGCAGGAACAACAAGCGTACCTGTGAGTGACTTCCAACGCATCCATTCAAAACGAGTTTCAAGTCGTTGGTTCAATTCAAGCATACAGTCGATCATGTACTGCTCAGCCCACATTTGTTCCAGTTTGTTACCCGGAGCGCGGAGCTTCGAAATCTTCTCGCGATCAATGATCATTTTTTCTCTCCATTCTTGGTTCGTGAAGGAGATATGCTTGACTACGGCTTTCTCATTGATTGGAGATGGATCATTTAGTCCAGTAGGCGGTGTCATGCCAGTTGCATCATAGGTCACATCATATTCGATGGTTAGACCAAGTTCAGTTTTCAGATCAACTCCGCCAGTTAGCAGCTGTGCACCGCGAAATTGGTTGATATCTGTGCGAATGTTGCGTACAACTTCAGTTAGAAAATATGGATCTAGTACGTTAGCCAAGTGTATAACCCCCTTATACGAAATAGCAGAGCTTAAGTGCTGTTTTTGCGCCAGCATCTAGCCCTGTCAGTTTGGATGAATCGAAGATGCCAGCAATCCATGCAGATGCGCCGATATCTGAACCTGTAGTATCAGCATCGTTGTCAAGGATGCAAACGGCCGTTTGAGAACCATCTGTTGCATCTTTGTTGTATGCCTTAAACTTTCCTGATGCTGTTATCTTGCCAAGTACTGTGCCTTTTGCAAGAACACCTTGGCCTGTCACAAGCAATACACCGCCTGGCAGTTTTGCCTGAAGATCAGTTGAAGCAAGAACTTCCTTGAACTCCTGAGTAGTTGTTGCACCAGGTCCGGGCAAACCTCCGTAAACTGCTTTCTCCATGGATTATTTCGCCTCCTTCATAATGCTTGCATTTCCTGTGCGACGCAGAGCTTCACGGGCATCTTCTGAAGCCTTTGCTTGTAGTTGTTCCGGCGTTTGTTCGGCACCTGTTGCTTGTGGATTAGCAGGAGCCGCTCCACCTAGTGCACCTTCAGGCAAGTCCAGATTTTCACCTTGCGTGTGACGACCGCCACCGCCCAAAACAGCCTTAGCTTGTGCTTCATAGGTGTCTCTAACCTTTTGAATTTCAGTTACCGGCAAACCTGCAAGAGAAAGCTTCATTGCATCGACGTTGAACGCATCACCAAGAGCTCGCACACCGGAACCACACGTTTCATCGATCAGACTGGTTTTAAATTGTTCTCCAACCTGAGCTTGTCCGCTGAGTGTAGCTAACTTCGTAAGTATTTCGGCATCGGCTGTAACACCAAGTGCCGTCCGAATCTGCTCCAACAAGCCATTCGCTTTATTAAGCGCCGTTGTCGCTTGTTGAAGTTGTTGTGCTTGGACTTGATTTTCTTTTCCATCCACGTTGTTTCCATCTCCTCCGGCCAGTTTCTCGGCCATTTGATTTTGTTGCTGCTGTTTGGGTACGAAACCCACCAATCCTGATTTACTGCTGAATGAATAAAAGACACGTTCATCACCATTCAGTGATTTTGTGTCTTCGGATAACTGTTCCCATTGAGTTGTTAGTTGAGAGTTGTCAGTATTATTCAATCCAACAACCCCTGCTCCTGGATAAGCTCCATCAAATACCAAGGAGTTTTCCATGAGTTCACCATCATCCATCTCAACAATACATGTAACCCCTTCATAAACCTTCCCTCGGAAATGCTCACATCTGCCACTAAAATAACCTTCTTTGCATATAGAGCAGGTGTGCTTTGTGGTAATGAATCCGATAGAAGTATCGAAGATCGTACCAGCATCAATTCCATCGGCAAGTTGATCAATCTTGATGCCGTTAATCTCCTGCCCCAACTTCATGTAATGATCGGCATAAAGCGCGTACTCATCACCTTCCTGCTGTAATCGACTATCATAAGTTCGTCCAAGAGGAATTGTCATGATCCCCAAGTTCGCCCATGAATGATCTAGAAGTAATGAAACACCCTGCTTTGCTTGATCAGCCATCTTACGTAAGAAGTTAGATGTTATTCGATAGAAACGTCTTGGAATAACTCTGTCACCAACTAGCTTAGCTTGAAAGGTATAAGTTTCATCTTCAGTTAGCGGCACTCTAGCCAATTGATTGATTTTAGCTAGTTGTTCAGTTGTAGGCTTCGCCATATTTTCTTCTCACCTCCTTAAAAGGCGTATGTTGGTTTATTCTCTCGGCGGCCAGTTCCATTGACCTCCCTCATTCCCTTGCTTGACATTGAGGTTGAAGAATTGTCCTGTTGGATTCAAGACACACAGATGGACGGTAGTCTCATCTACAACTCCGGTAATAATCGCCGCTCTTGGTTCACTTTTAAACTCACCTCCCGGCGTTCCATAGCTTTGGTAATGAACAATTCTTCCCACTGTTGGATTCATCGATTTTACTCACCTCCCACAATAGCTACATAATGATGCGGACAATTTGGATGTAAAGGTAACGGTAATGCTTGCGCTTCAGACAGCGTATAAGGTCCGCCATCTATGATATCTTGGCATGCATCATGTAATGTAGATGCAGGAACAACCTCGTACATAGTTTCTGATGCGTGTACTGTATCATGAGCAAACATTCCTAATTGAAATGCAATCAATGCTTCATGGTTCGCGATCTGCATCGACTTGTAATCAGCATTATCGCTCATCCACTCGCCCATAATCTCCTTAACCTTCGGAAGTCTGGTGTCGTTATCCATACCCGCTGTATCAGCTAAAGCTTTTTCCCATATATCCTGAAGTGAATCATGGTAGGTATTTGTTGTTCCATTGACTACTTCAGCAGCCTTGTAGAACAAATCAATGGATGCGTTCGTATCGGGATATCTGATCCGATCCGTTCCGATTACTGTAGCTCGTTCGTTCCAAGCTTCTGTATATGAGCCGCGGTATAGTTGCCACATGCCCTGGTTTAATCTATCTTGTAATCCTTGTGTGATTGACATATTAGGCAAGATAGATTCAATGGTTTGAGCGCGTCTTAATCCATCCATCAGCAATCCCATTATCATCAAGTAGAACGAAACAAACTCATCGATGTGACTTTGATCATCACCTCCCGAAGTATTCAACCTAAAAAGTTTGCTATTTCCTTGTGGCGGCGGATTTGGCGGACTTTCTACCGGACTATACTTTTTCTTAAGTTTATCAACTAATTCAGGTGGAATCTTCGCATCCAGCCCCAACGTCCACCTAGCCTCAGATGCCGATTCTTCCGGAGTGATGTAGAATTCTTTCTCAGCCGTAATAAAGTTACGGATACGGGAAGCTCGGTCCCTTTCAACTTCATTTTCAGATCGTAGATCGATCGGATTGTACTCTACTTCGACAATTGTTTGAACGCCTCTCACTCTGGCCGACAACGAAAAAGACCGCTGCCAGAACCGTTTAGAAACGGTACGCGCGGACTCCACAGTTTTTATATAGAGTTG